AGTCTCACAACGTGCCTAATACCGGTGGGGCTAAGTACAAGATCATCGCTGGTCACCAGGTAGCTATCTCCTACGCTGAGCAGATTAACAAGGTCGAGGCATACCGTCCCGAGAAGCGGTTCGCCGATGCGGTGAAGGGTCTCCACCTATACGGGGCGAAGCTGGTGCGTCCATCGGCGATAGCAGTTTTGACCGCTAACAAGAAGACCGCTTAAATAGCGGGTGTTGCCTATGTGGGTGAAGAATAGGATAACAGGACTAATTTGGGAGGTTACGGGGGAGCTGGCGGAACGGCTCTCCCGTTCTCCTGAATATGAGGAGGTGGCCCCCACGTGCTTGGAATCGGAAGCCGCGCCGGGAGACGTGACGCCGGGGGGTGATGACGAATGCCCTACTGCACCGTCGACGAAGCGACAGACTACCTCGGGGCGATCCTCGACAAGGGCGCGTGGATAAACGCAAGCTCGGAGGACAAACAAAGCGCCCTAGACCAGGCGACGATTGAGATCGACTGCCTGCGGCTCAAGGGTCGAAAGACGGATCCGGGCCAGGCGAACGCGTTCCCTCGGTATCCCGACACAGCAGTCCCGGATGACGTGAAGAGGGCTTGCGCTTATGAGGCCCTCGAAATCCTCAAGAACAGAGACAACCCGCGTCTAGAGGCACGCCGTCAGGGGGTGAAAAGCGTCACGTTGGGGAGCGTCTCGGAGACCTACGAGGGGACATATGGTCACGGTCTGCTCTCCCGGTATGCTCGTCAAATCATGGCCCGCTATGTCACGGAGGTGGTGAGGATCCGATGATCGAGACCTATGCGAAGGAGAGGGTAACGCTAAAGCGCTGGACCGGAAACAACGAGTACGGGGACCCCGTTTTTTCGGCTGTGCCGATCCTTGCCCGGGTAGACCGTGCGACGAGGGTCATCCGCAACGATCACGGGGCCCTCGTCGACTCCGATGCCATGCTGCTGACCGAGGAACCCGTTACGGTGTTAGACTCGATCGTGATCGATGGGCGGGAATTCCCGGTTTTGAAGGTGCGCCGCATCGATAATGTCGCATGGAATCTCACGCATTACGAGGTGTTTGTGTGATGGTGGTTTTCGACTCGGGCAAGGCGATGAACGTGGTCCAGGGGGCGGTGTCCAGGGCCCTCCGCGACCTTGCGGAAGCGACCTTGACGGACGCCATCGATCGTTGCCCTGTGGACACCGGGACGTTGCGGCGCTCCGGGACGGTGACAGCGGGGAACCCCCCGAATGCAGACTTGATTTTTCAGTCCGCGCAGGCGGGGGTGAATCACAACGGCGACAAGGCTCAGACGGGGGGGCAAGTCTTCTACGTCTCGTTTAACACACCGTACGCGCTCCGACAGCATGAGGGGGTCTATGATCACCCCCGCGGCGGGGAGCGGGAATACCTCAAAAAGGCGATGGAGAGTATCGCGCCAAAAGCCTCGAGATACGTCGCGAACAAAGTGAAAGAAGCTTTAGGGGGGATCTAGGTGCTCATTCGGGACCTTGCGCTCTACCTGATCGGCAAGGGGGCGGGGACCTCGCTCGGGACGGACGTATTTCTCTCCCAGCTCCCGGACATCCCGGACGCCTGCCTTGCGCTGTACGACACCGGGGGGATGGGACGCTACGCCGGGACGTCAGACTTCAGGCGGACTGTCAAGGTCATAGTCCGGGACCCTTCGCTGGCGGCGGCATCAGCGCGGACATGGGCGATCCTTAGGGAGCTCGACGGACCGGACGGGGTTGTCCTCTCGGTCAACGGCAGGAAGATGGCGACACGGGCGATTCAGGCTCCGTTCCTGATCGAACGAGACTCGAGGAATCGGGCGATCATGGCGGTTAACCTCATGGTGAACACGACAGGAGACTAGAAAGGGGGCAAATGATGTGCCGATCGTAAAGGAAACGCTTTTGCTGGGCGTCAACGACATTAAGATTGCGGAGCTCTTGACGGACCCGCCGGGAGGAAGCCCGACGTATGGTCCCCTCATCGACATCCCGGGGGCGCGGACCCTGAAATTCACCGGGAACATTGTCGAGAAAGAGCTAAAGGGGGACGAACAAACCCTTGACACCTACCAGAAGCTGCAGCATATTGAGTTCTCATTCGAGAACGCGAAGATCTCGCTCGACGCTCTCGCGGTCCTCGAGGGTGGGGCTGTGACGGCTTCTGGGACTACGCCGAATCAGAAACAGACTCATGAGCTGCTCGGGTCGAGCCTGCCGGGCTATTTCAAGATGGAGATGCAGGCCGTCTATACCGATGTCGGTCTCGGCGATGTGCACGTGACGCTGTGGAAGTGTAAGGCGAAGGTTGACATCTCGTTCCAGAGTGAGGACTATGCGATCGTCACCGTCGCGGGGAAGGCGATCCCGCTGGCTAGCAACAACAAAATTAAGACGATCGAGATCAACGAGACGGAGACGGCGATCGCATAGGGAAGCAAGTGCAGCATCGGTATGGGGAGGGGGCCCGGCTCTCTCCCCAGCTTATTTTGGGGGAGGTTAGCAAATGGGGAAGGTTGCCGACATCAAGGAAACGACAGGGAAAATCACTCTTGCCGACGGGAAGGAGTACGTCATCGGTTGGCAGTTCCGGAGCCTCGAGGCTCTGGAGGAGCAGTATGGAGACGCGAACCTTGCGATCGAGGCCTATGAGAGGGGCTCACTTAAGGCGCGGAAGCTCGTCATATGGGCGGCCCTCGTCCCGCACAACCCGGAGATGACCCCGGAGATGGTCTCGTCCCTGCTCCCCCTCCGGGGGCTGACGGAGATCTATACGGAGGTCGCCCGGGTCATTATGGCGAACTCTCCCGAAGGGGCGGCAGGCGACGAAAAAAACGGGGAAGCGGGGACGGCGGCGGAGGAATAGGCTGGCCGTCCCTGTATTACGTCGCCCGGGTCATCCTTCACATGTCGGAAGCGGAGTTCTGGTCCTGTACTCCGCGAAAACTTGCGGCTCTCATGGGTGTGCATGAAAGGATCCACCGACCCCGGGACGGTGCGGATCCTCTCCCATCGATAGAGAACCCGGAGGTCCGGAGGAAGCAGATGGAGCGGTTCATCGCGTGGAGATAGAAAGGGGGGATAGCACGAGATGCTCGTTGGACAGATCGGGGTCAAGCTCAGCGCGGACCTGAGCGAATACAGGCGCAAGCTCGGGGAAGCTGAACGGATGGCTCATACCACGGGCGGGGTCCTGAAGAGCGCGCTTGGGACCGCGGTCGGGTTCGGGCTAGCTCAGGTGGGGATCGCGAGTCTCGGGGCGGCTTTTCGGGCGACGATCTCGGCGGGGATCCAATTCAATGCAACGATGGAAACGTCCCGGGTCGCCTTGACGTCTATGCTCCGAAGCGCGGAGGACGCGGACAGGGTAATCCGCGCGCTCTGGGACTACGCTGCGACGACCCCCTTTGAGTTCCCGGGGCTCCAGCAGGCGACGAAGCTCCTAATCTCCTATCGCTTCTCGGCGGAAGAGGCAATCAGCGTCATCAAGACGCTGGGGGACGCGTCAGCCGCTATGGGCATGGGGACGGAAGGGATAAACCGTCTTGCGTTGGCGATCGGGCAGATGCAGGCGAAGACGAAGGTCACAGGCGAGGAGATGCGCCAGCTCACGGAGATGGGGATCCCCGCATGGGACATGCTTGCGAAGGCGACGGGGAGAACCACCGCCGAAGTGATGAAGCTGTCGGAGAAAGGTCTGATCCCAGCTGAACAGGCGATCCGCGTCCTCCTCGCAGGCATGGAAGAACAGTTCGGAGGAGCTTCGGGAAGGCTTTCGAAAACCCTGGCGGGGCAATGGACGACTCTTCTCGACACGATGCGGGAGTCATTTGGGCGCGCAACTAAGCCCCTGACTGACTGGCTCACGAATCAGGGGCTGCCGGCAATGACGGAGGCGGTAAAGACTTTCGGGACGGTGGCTGGCTCGGCGTTCCAGTTTGCTGCGAAACACGCCGACGGCCTCAAGGCGGCGATCATCGGGGTCGGTGTTGCGCTCGCATCGCTCAAGGCGTCAGCTCTCGTTACGGGTGGGGCAATGACGGCGACGTTCGGCAAGCTCGCTGGGGTTCTCGGCGTAGCTGCGGGAGCAGGGTATCTGCTCTATAAGAGCCTCGACAGGACCCCGAAGGGGCTCGAGACCCTCGACGAACGGAGAGGGCTGGGGCTGAACAGGTCCGGGCGAAGCGATGAGATCGAAGCGGGACGCCGGGCCCTGGCGAAGAGCGTCGCGCCGTCGAGGGCGGAGGGCAAGGAAGCCATCGACGGGATCAACCAGGCGAGAGCGGAGGCAGAGAAGGCCGCCCAGGCCCTGCGGAAGGCTTTAGATGCCGCGGTCGGTGCGCCCGGGGGCTCGAAGGCGAGGGCCCCGATGAGGTCGGGCGGGGTTGATTATTCGGCTCTTGTCGCCGACGAGGTCCGGCTGTGGAAAGCACGTTACGACGCGGAGGAAATCGGAGTTGAGCAATACCTTGCAATCCTTGACAAGTTCGCGCGAGACTCGAAGCTCAAGGAGATAGACCGGCTCGGTTACTTGCAAGAGGCGAACGCGATCCGGAAAGAGCTCCGGGGGCGGGAGATTGCCGAGGTCACTCGTCAGGAAGAGGCGCGGGCGGAAGCAAACAAGCGGGCCTTTGACATGATCCGGGCGACGAAGGAGGCGGAGATCAGCCTTGGCCGGAAGGTCATGGAGCACGAAATTGAGCTAGAGAAGAGGAAGCTCGATCACGCGGAGGCTACAGGTGAAACCTCCCGGGTCGATCGGCTGAAGCGCGAAATCGCGCTTGAGGAGCAGGCCTATGCGCTACGTCTCGAGTCCCTCAACCGGTGGGCCGAGACTCAGCGGGAGCTCTACGCGGAGGAGACCCGTCTAGGGCTAAAGCATTCGGTGGACCTGCTCGAAGTCGAGAGGCGAAGCGAGGAGGAGCGGCTCGAGATCGCGCAGGATTACGCCACGAGGAAGCTTGAGCTCACGCAGCAGTTGCAGCGAGAGGAGCAACGTCTTGAGATCGAGGCCCGGAACAGGATCGCCGAGGCAGACCGTGCCGTCGGGGACCTCAGGCTCACGATCGGCGAGAGGCTCGCGGACGCTTTCGCCCGAGCGGGGGCCTACGGCGACAGCTTTGGGGACTCAATGAAACGGTTAGCACAGGATATCGCCTACACGGTCGCGAAGGCGTTCCTCCTTAGAGCGATCCTCGGGTCTCTCGGGCTCGCCGGGGGCGCGTTCGGTGGGGTGCTCGGGCTCGCCCTTCCCGGGTATCACTCTGGGGGCGTCGTTGGGTTCGATGCGCCTACGTTCTACCGCAGGCTTCCCCGGTATCACTCCGGGGGACTCGTCGGATCGGACGAAGAGATCGCGATCCTCCAGAAGGGGGAGCGGGTCCTCTCTCGTGAGCAAAACAGGGCCTATGAGCAGGGCGTGGGCGGGGTGACACAGGTATACGTCACGATTAAGGCCTTTGACGCAAAGTCAGTCCAGAATGTGTTCATGGAGCAAAGCGGGACGATAGAGTCAATCATCGTCAACAGGATTCTCCGGAATGGCGCGATCAGGTCAGCGCTTCAAAGGGTATAAGGGGGGATTGGTGTGCCTAGACTGACGGCTGAAACTTCAATCGAGGCAAAGAAGGCCTCCACCGCGCCGATCATTTTTATTCGGGTCCTCAATATCCCTCATCGCGATGGCTCGGGGTCGACTAGCGTCTACCTCTGCGACGCCGGCGAGTTTGTCAGCTTTTTCGATGAGAACGGGGACCCGGAAGCTTACATCCCCGTCGGTATTGAGTTCGACAGGATCGAACAGGACAACACGACCCGAATGGTCAACTTCCGGGTCCGGATCGACAACGTGAGCCGGGATTTTTGCGCGCTGGCAAATCAGGGGATCATAGACGGGTGCAGGATCGAGATCCTCCGGGGATATCGGGCCCTCCTCTCTGACGTCTCGTATGCTCAGCCGCTCATCCAGGGGATCATCCAATCCTGGCGTATCACCGAGGCCACGATCGAACTTGAGGTGACGTCGGCGATCGGGCTATTCCAGAAGGTCCCGCGCCGTCTATGCTGGTCCCGCTGTCAGTGGCAGTTCAAGGGGGACATCTGCCGGGCTAACGCGGAGGCGACGACCTGCGGGAAAACGCTCGAGGACTGCAAGAGGTTCTATAACGTCAGGCGATTCGGTGGGTTCCCGTATATCGAGAAGTCCCGGGATCCGCGTCAGATATGGACACGCGTCTAACAAGACTCGTCGGGATCCCTTGGGTCCTCGGCGGGCGGGATTACTCCGGGGTCGATTGCGTCGGGCTGTTCCTCTTGGTGCAGAAGACCCTTTTTTGCCGGGATCTTGCCGGGGTGTGGATCTACGATGGCGCGACATATGCCGAGGCATCAAGAGCGATCCCCCGGGAGCTCGAGAGGCTCGGCTTCCAGGAGGTCGTGCCTCCTGTTCTCGACGGGGACGCGGTCGTGGTGAGATTCGGAGGGCTGTTCCACCTCGGGACGGTTGTCCGGGGTCGGATGCTGCACACGGCAGAG